TTTCCTTAAATCATTGCAATGCCACTTGTTTGTGACGTGTATTGTTTGGCAATTTCTTCTTGTGTCTTGGCAACACAACTTATAGAGCTTGCCTGAAGAATAAACTTTCCATCCGGGTTCACACTAAACATAAACGGAGCAAGTCCTAGTCCTTCTGCTTGTGCAATAAGAACCATAGGCTTACGCAATGTAAATGTTTTAGTGTCTTCTTTTTCAAGTCGGGCGACAATTTCCTCTCCGCTTGATAGCTTGAATGAAACTGTGTCGCCGTCTTTGTATGGGGTTTCGATAATCATAAAGTATAGCCTGTTCCGTTAAAACCTGTTTCTTCGATATATGTTGTTAATTGATCATAGCCGCCAATGTATTCTCCGTTTAGGAAAATCTGAGGTGCTGTTCTTGGCTGTGGTAGACCTTTTGATTCAAACAAATCAAAAAGTTCTTGAGGCTGAATGTCAACCCCAAGTTCTTTAACTTCGTATGTAATTTCTCTGTCGTCTAATAACTTTTTTGCTTTTACGCAATTTGGACAACTAGGTTTACTGTATACAATTGTTTCCATTATAAACTGAATCCTTTTAACGAATCTGTTGATACGTCTTGTTTGATGCCACCGATTACATAGCTTTCAACTTCTGTCTCCTGCGGTGCAACCTGCAAGCCTGAGCTAGATAGCCAATGCTGTGTCCACGGTAGTGGGTTAGTGTTTACTGGTGCATCGAAAATAGCATTAAATCCTAATGCTTTAAGACGACGGTTAGCAATGTATTCTACATATTGGTTAAGCAATGTAGTGTTTAGACCAATCATTGAGCCGTCTTTGAACAGATACTCTGCCCAATCTTTTTCTTCTGCTACGCACTCACGCCATAGTTCGTATACTTCTTCTTCGCACTCTTTGGCAATCTCTGCCATTTCTGGATCGTCTTTGCCTTGTGCCCACAACTTCAATACGTGTGTGCTTAGTGCCAAGTGCTGTGCTTCGTCACGAGCAATAAGACTAATAATCTTAGCTGAGCCTTCCATCAGTTTCAATTCGCCAAAGCCAAATGTACATGCAAAACTTACATAGAAACGCAAGCCTTCGAGAATGTTTACAGTCATCATTGCAAGATACAGTTTCTTCTTAACATCACGCATGCTACCTTCGCCGCGGTGTGTGTAAGCATCTGCTGCTTCTGTAAATGCATCGTAATGTTTGGTAACACTTGTTGCACGAGCAATAATTTTTTCGTCATCAAGGATAGTGTCAAACACTTCTGCAGGGTCAGCGTACACGTTCTTCATAATATGTGTGTAGCTACGTGAGTGAATTGTTTCAAAGAAGTCCCAAGTAACAATACAACCTTCTAGTTCAGGAATTGATACATGCGGCAAAAATGCTAGGCATGGACCACGTCCTTGGACACTGTCAAGTAGTGTTTGATATTTCAAATTTGCAGTAAAAATATGTTTCTGCTCTGGACGGAAGTTAGCAAAGTCAGCACGATCTTTTTGTAGACTTACTTCTTCTGGGCGCCAAAAGTAACCAAGCATAGTTTGATTAAGTTTATCAAACACAGGAAACTTAAACGTATCGTAACGCTGTGTATTCTGATCTGCTCCAAAGAACATATTTTGTTTAGTAAAGTCAACTTTATCTTTGTTGAATACTGTTTTTGACATTGCTTCTTCCTTGTTTGTTTATGTTAATATAATAGTGTACTTATTTGATCTAGTCAACCATTAAATTGCACTATTATTAAATAGCGCAACTATCGCACATTTCATCGTCACTGTCGTCAACTGCACTAGGTGCAAGTGCTTCTTGTGGTTTTTCGTCTTCCAGTTCACTTGGATCAGTTTTATAATCGTACGTATTTTGATAGTACGAAGTTTTCCAACCGTACTTGTAAGTGTTCAACAAGTCTTGGATCATAACACTCATCGGAACTTCGTTGTTTTCGAAGTGTGTTGGATTGTAACTCCAGTTGCCGCTAATAGCCTGGTCAAAGAACTTCTGCATCATAGCAACTATCTTAATATAACCTTCGTTGCTAGGCATGTCCCACAACAGGGTGTAGTGCGCCTTAAGGCTCTGATATTGTGGAACAATCTGCTTAAGAGGCCCTTTCTTTGACTTCTTAACGGACAGGTAGCCTCTAGGTGGTTCGATTCCATTTGTTGCGTTCGACACAACGGAACTGCTCTCCGATGGCATCTGTGCGGACAACGTTGAGTGCCTAAGGCCGTGCTCCTTGATGTCAGATCGTAAACTATCCCAATCATAATTCAACTCGTTTGCTACAATGTCATCGATATCCTTCTTGTAAGTGTCAATCGGAAGGATACCGTCTGCGTATTTAGTACGATCGAAATACTCACAGGCGCCGCGCTCCTGTGCTAATCTGTTGCTAGCACGTAGTAGATAATATTGGAACGCTTCTGTTAAATCGTGTACAAGTTTCCATGCTTGTTCGTCACTGTATGATACTTTGTTCTTAGCAAGATAGTGTGCAAGACCAATGTAACCTACGCCTAATGAACGACGAGCTTTGGTTGAACGCTCTGCTGCGGCAATCGGATATCTTTGATAGTCGATAATTTCTTCTAGCGCACGTACTGCTAGGTCACATAGTTCTTCCAAATCGTCTAGTGATTTAATAACACCTACATTAATTGCACTAAGAATACACAAAGCAATTTCGCCTTCTGGGTCGTCAATGTGTGTTAACGGCTTAGTAGGTAATGTAATCTCTTGACATAAGTTGCTCATGTAAACTGTGTCTTTGAATGAGCTGTGCGTGTTAGCATGGTCTACATTCATGATATAGATACGACCTGTTTCTGCACGTTCCTTAATCAGTGCAGAGAATAACTCCATTGCTGGCACAGATCTTTTCTTGATGCTTGTAGCACGTTCGTACTTTTCGTATAGCTCTTTAAACTTGTCTTGATCACCATAGAATGCTTCGTACAGACCTGGAACATCATGCGGCGAGAAAAGAGTAATGTTGCCGCCAGTTAGTAGTCTTTCATACATTGTTTTGTTAAGCTGAATCGAATAGTCCAACTTGCGTACACGATTGTCTTCTGTGCCTTTGTTGTTCTTTAGCACAAGGATGTCTTCAATCTCTTGATGCCAAAACGGGAAGTGCGTTGTAGCTGATCCGCCACGTACACCATTCTGTGTACAGCAACGTACTGTGCTTTCAAACTTCTTTAGGAACGGGACAATGCCTGTATGCGCTACTTCTCCGCCTCTGATTTTTGAGTTGACGCCTCTGATGCGGCCCGCATTGATGCCGATACCTGCTCGCTGTGCAGTGTATCTACCAATCGCCATATCGCTAGCGAAGATACTATCAAGGGTGTCGTCACTATCAACAAGGACACATGAAGCAAACTGTCGCACAGGCGTTCTGACTCCGGCCATGACTGGCGTTGGGATATTGATTTTAAAAAGTGAGGTCGCATCATAATATCTCCTTACATAGTGCATACGTGTTTCTGCAGGATAATTAGCAAACAGAGTTGCTGCAATCATCATATACATGTATTGCGGAGTCTCGAATATTTCTCCACTACTTCTATCCTGACACAGATACTTATCAACTACTTGACGCATACCAGCATAAGTAAAGTTCTCGTCACGTTTGTGATGAATATAGCTATCAAGGCGTTCAATCTCTTCGTCTGTATATTTTTCTAAAATCTCTGCATCGTATACACCGCGGTCTACATTCTGTTGAATCATTTGACGCAACGGCACAGCTTCATAACGTCCAAAGACTTGCTTGTTAAGACTATATGATAATAAACGCGATGCTGCATACTGATAGTTAGGTGCATCTAAACTAATAAGATCATTTGCGCTGCGCACAAGAATCTCTTGGATTTCATCTGTGCTCATGCCGTCGTAAAACTGTAAGTTGGCATTCATTTCAATTTGACTACTGCTGACTCCTGCAAGTCCTTTACATGCTTCTTCAACAACAAAATGAATCTTATCAATGTTGAGTAGTTCTCTAGTACCATTACGTTTTACAATATGCGGTGCAGTATTAATCATGTTTATCCTCTTTCAATGTTTGATATTTATAATAGCTTTGGCATCTGATAAATGCGTTGTGACACAACAGTGTCTGGCAAATCTTTCTTAGAAATGGCACAGTCATTGTCGTATCCTATAATTAAATTACTGACGTGAAGTAGGTACATCCTTTCACTACTATCGGTATCAGTACTGATATGTATCTCAAAATCTTTGGTCGAAAAACGATCAGTTAACTGAAGAGTATAACAAATAAGTAGTATTCGACAAAAATCTGTGTATCGATTTTGTTGTATTAATTCCCAAGGATGAGGGAAGTCTTTTTGGTTCCACGGGTTTATTGATCGTTCTACGACAGGAGCACTGTTGCCAAAGTCAACAGCATCTTGTATGGGGTTGACACTATCTTCTAGAGACAGCCGAAGGCATCTCCATGCGTCAATTTTTTGCTCGTATGGCAGTTCGAACATCTAAACCTTTTAGTTTGTTTGTATATTAATATTATATGTCACTGTTGCAACATCGTTTGCAGTTGTATTTTTAACCTTGACGAGTATTGTTTCTAAAATAGTATCACTGTCAAGATCGGCTCTGTCTATTTCCCATTCAAAGTTACTCTCAAGAAGTGAGTCACCTAAATAGTAATAGTCATCTACAGTATGCATTGTATTTGAAGACTTGTCAAGAACTATTTCAAGTGTTCCGCTTCTTTGTGCATTAAAATCTATACTTTTGTAGTTGTAGTCAATTGTAAAACGTCTTGTAAAATCTCCAGGCAATCTAAACAGTGTAATAAAATCATTTCTTTGTCCTAGATTTAACCTATGGTGTCCGCCGATGCTAGTATGTACTACGCCTTCGATCTCGCTCACATACGGACTTAGTTCGATATATTCTTGATCATATCCTAGCAGTTCAGTTCTTTCGAAAATGTCATCAACTGAGTCGTTCTGTCCTTGAGTAAACTTAATAACAGAGTACTGTGCATTTGCTTCAGTACCGCCAACGTTGCCTACATTACGGAACGTATTGTGCGAGCTGCTGTTCTTTTTGCCGGCTTCGACCCAAAATGCTTGACGATCGATTTCTTCAAATACACTAGAGTGAATCATGTTTCTTTCTGGTCCAGTTAATTGTCCTTGCGAACCAATAGTAGCTGTGGCTCCAAATACAACACCATAACCCAGTGTTTCAAATTGACAGTTTTGCCAGTGGTTGTCTTTAATGTCAAAGTCACTTGATACCGCAGTATCAAGTCCTGTAAACTCTATGTTGTCAAATGTATTGTCTTTACAAGTAACTAAGGTACTTAGACTATCTAAACGTATACCTGCTACTGATGAGTCAATAGCATCGCCTGACTCCCAGTAGCCTTTAATTTTAATGTTTTTAAACATACTGTTGCGGCAGCTCTTTAGATACATTACGCTAGAAGTTGCTACACTATCAAGTGTCATTCCTTCAATTCTAATATACTGTGCTTGTGTAAGAAACGTACTAGAGCTGTCGTCTGCGTATGTTCCTGGGGTACTAGTGTTGTTTACTGTTTCAAAAATAGGAGCATCTACTACCTGTTTGATTATAGTTTTTTCTTGGCCAGCGCCTACAATAGTTGCGTGTGGAGGAACTTTTAAACTGTCGCCTAGTAGATAAACACCTGGTTCAAGGTGTAATACAACACGGCTTTCTTCGCTTCCCTTGGTTGCTTCGTTTAGGAACAGCTGATCAATTGCTCGTTGTAGCTGTGCTGTTTGATCTGTTCCGTCGCCGTTGGCACCAAACGAGCGGATACTTACTCTGTCGTCTAGTCTAGCTTGCAGTGTTCTTTTGATAGGGCTGTTTGCGGTAGGACCAGTAAGAACAATGCCGCCGGTTTGATATGAATATGTATCTGCTAGTTCAAATAAGTTATCGTGTTCGGTTAAGATTTTGGAGTTACCAACCTGCGGCGCTCCTTCTGATACAGAACCGTTACCAATAAACAGTTCTTGCGAATCCATTGCCCACCCAAATTCGCCGCTTGCTAATTGCGGAATACCTGAGCCTTGTTCTTTTTGTCCTCGGCGAACTTGAATTCTTGAGATTTGAATTACAGCCACTTTATTCTCCTACGCTTAATAGTTATATTTATGCGTAGTTAGTGTAATAGTCTTCCACTCGCTTCCACCATTCCTGTTCCCAGTCAGCAAACTCGTCTGGCCAAATATCAAACTGTTGATAAGTCAAGTCGCGACTGCACATGAACACATGGCCTTCACGAATGTTTGTACCGTGTACTTCATTGTGTGCTACTGCGTATGCTGTTAACTGCAAGAAGTAGTCATAGACCCATTCTAGTTTCTTAGGTTTATTCGACTGTTTGAAATCCATAATACATGGTTGGCCTTTGTATGTACCTACAAGATCAGTTGTACCTGCATAGATATTAGGAACGTAAAGTGGAACTTCACTGCCCCAGATTTCGTCTACGTCTTCCATTGCTTGTTCTTTAATAACAGTTGCCATTTTGTGTGCTTGCTGTGCATACGGATTACTGCCTGGCTGTGGCCATTCACCAAATTCAATATAGTCTTCAAGATACTTGTGCATACGTGTGCCTACACCTGCGGCTTCGGTTACAATCTCTTGTGCTTTCTTTTCGCCCACACGCTTGCGCCAAGCAATAAGATGTGATTTATCTTTAGTAGCATCAAGGATAGTTGTTACACTTGCAACAGGTGATCCGCCGGGTGCTGCATAACGGCGCTTGCCACCAACTTCAACACGTTTTAATCTTTCGTATGTATATCGTTCTGTAATAAGACTCATTCTTTATCCTTGTATAAAATATCTACAACTAAACATCTGCGTTTGTGTGTTGTAGGATAAGCACCGTGCCAAACTTCTCCGTTCATAATTGTAACTCTGCCGCGAACACTAGGAATTTCTTCGTAGTGTTGATAGCCACTAGGTGTAGGCATCAATGTAAACAAACAACCATTTACTTCGTTATCTTCCATTAGCGGAACATCGTCAAAGTAAATTACACAACTCATAAGACCGCCTGTGGGATCTAATACATCCATGCCGTGTCTGTGTGCTGTTTGAAATCCGTGTTTGTTATACTCATTGCACCAGGCTTCTTTGATTGTTCCTAGTTCGAACGGAAGTCTTAAACTGTTAAACTTTTCTTGTAGCCAATCGTAGAACTCTCTGCCGCCACCTTGTTGCCAGTCGTCTGCTGTGAGATTGAATTGGTAGCCCATATTAGTGTAGGAGTATTTGCTAGTGTCCTGACGCTCGTGTTTTAGATCCCAATAGTGTTCTAGTTTGTCTATATCAGGATAATCTGTAACAAGAGTCCATAGGTGATTAATTGTATAGAATACATCGTCACCGATCTTTTGCTTATATTCAGTCATGAATTCTCCAATAATTATTACTATTATAGTATCTTATTGGAGAGTTGTCAAGTATTTTTATGCCATTGCTTTTTTAGTAGCACGATCTGCCATGTTGTCTACAGTATTGTCTGCATCAACTTCGCCGCCTGCGGCTGCATCATCGCTTGTAAAGTATACACCGTCAGGATCAAAACGATCAACTACGTTCTTGATGCGCTCGTCTGTATCGTATGCTTTTTGAAATGATTCTTGATCTAGTTGTTCAGCTCTCATGTTTTGCATAATGATGTTGAGTTCGTCCCATGGCAACATATCAACACCATCATTAGCTTTTAGATTAAGAACTTTGAGTAGTACGTCAGTAACTTTAGCTTCGGTTACTTTTTTTTTGAAAGAATAGTGCCTAGCTTACGTGAGCGTTCTACACTTTCGCGCTTGGCTCTGCCTGCTTCTTCTTCACCACCAACAGCTGGTTCTGATGCTGCAAACTCATCGCCTTCTGGCTCTACTGCTGCGTCTGCTTCTTGGTCCACAGTTGGCTCCATTGCCATTTCGTCGTCTGCGCCCATTTCGCCTGCAGGTTCGTCGCCCATTGTTGCAACGCCTTCGCCTGTTAGGATAGCTACACCGCCTGTTAGTGATCCACGAGTTGATTCTAATGCTGTGTATAATGCTTCTAGTGCTGGCTTAACTGAATTAATAAATTCTTCTGACTGTTGTGATCCAACTTCGTCACGGATCTTGTCGCCTAGTTCTAGCATTGATTCAGTTTGCATTTCAGCTGTGTCTTCCATCCAACCAGTAACACGGTCAACCATGTCCTTAGCTGCCATGATAAGAGCTGCTTGTTCTTCTTCACCTTCTACTAGCTTTGTAGCATGCGCAAAATAGTTTTCAATGATCTGCTTGCCTTCGTCAGTTTTCTTTTTGAACTGTGGAGGTACTTTGCCTTTTTTAGGCTTCTTGCCTTTGCCTTTGCCTGCATCTTTAGCGGCTTTTTTCATTGGCTCTTTTTTGTCACCATCTTTATCTAGATCAAGGAAGTCTGGCTTACCAGCTTCTCCTAGTGCCTCACGCTCTGCAATAGCTGTATTAAGAACATCAAGGAAGAGCTTGTTCTTTTGATATGTTTCGCTAGTGTTTACAGCATTGAAACTTTCATTAGTTTCAATTTGGCTTAGTGCAGTACGCAACTTATTACGTGAATCTTGTAACTGCTCTAGTGTGTACTTTTCGATGGCAATTTTTTGCCCAAAACGTTGAGCTAGGCTCTCATTTAGCGCCTTGGCTGTAACTGGTTTAGAAAACTCTGTGATCTTCATTGAAACTCTTCCTATAAATTATACTATATTTATTTATCATAAACAAACTTTTCTAGAGCAGATTTAAGATAGTTAACTTTATCTATTGCAATATCCAAGCGTATCTGTGTGTAATCTCGTTTAAATTGGTCTTTAGTGCGTCTTACAGTGTGTCTAAAAAAGATAGCATCCATGTAATGTTTTTGTAGAGTCTTGTCTATCTCTACTATCTTTTTAAGACGATTATCATTTTGATCGTTGTTGGCACGAGCAGCAGCAACCGCAGCAGTCTTACTAAAAGTTTCTACTAGCTTTTTCTTTTGCGTAGTATCAAATACTACATAGCCGCGCTTGCTAGGCTGCACAAGAGTGTGCTTGATATGCACCTTGCCTTTGTTTTCAAAAGGAATATCAATTGCGGCTGCATGCGCCAGCTCTTCAATTGCGTTAACTAGATCGTAACTCATTTGCCATCACCATTGTTGTGCCGTTTTTACTTACTCTACTTACTAGACTCTTGCGAATCAAACCTTCAATTATGACTTGATCGCGTTCAGGAAAACTTCTCAAAGGTCGCAGGTCTTTACACTCGCCAAATACCCGAGCTTCTTCGTTAGACATATAAATTCTAAACTCACGTATTAGTTCGCTTAATCTCACAGTCCTGCCTTTTGTTTAATAATTGGTTCTAGATCTTTTTTCTTGTAAATTGTTTTTAACGGTTCGCCTGGCTTAGGCTTTGGATTGTTAATTACTACTTCGTCGCCCTTTACAGAGTCGATTTCAAATTCTTGTTCTTGATTGCCTGGACCTTGAGTCGGCATTGCAAGTTTTGCACCGCGTTTAAGCAATTGTTTTTGTGCCATGTTCATTGCTTTTTGGCCAACTTTCTGTGCCATTTTTTGTCCAGCGCCTTTGGCACCTTGTACTGCTTTAGCGCCAACTTGTTTGGCAACGTTACCAGCTACCTTTGCGCCGGCTTTAGCTGCCTGGACACCCATCTTTGCG